GTTGTTGACGAAATCGTATTTGCTATGGTCATGGAATGCCGGCGCTTGTCAAACGATTTTCAAGATCGGTTATTCTTGCCAAAGCATTATTAAGTGCGGATGTTAATACAGCAACAGTATTTGATGTAACGACTCCACCAGTCACGCTGGTAACAACAATATCATTTTCATTTAAATTTCCAAGTTCTGCTGTACCAACAGTAACGATTGATGCAGAACCATTTGCGGTAACTGTACCTGCCTGCCACTTTTTTGTTTGTGAATTAAATATAAGAACTTGGCCATTAGCAGCATTAGTAAGAGATGCGTAATCAACATCATCTAATCTGTGAAGCAATACTTCACCAGATCCAGGTGATCTGGTAATTGCGCTTGCGAATGCGATTCTGGAAATTCTTTTATCTACAGCGTCAATAAAACTATCAAGTTCTTTTCTAAATGATGAAACATCGGCAGCAGGGCCTTGAGGACCAATATCGCCTTTGTCTCCCTTATCACCCTTATCACCCTTTTCGCCACGAAGGCCTTGAATGCCTATAGGACCAGGAGGGCCCTGTTCACCAAGATCGCCTCTTTCTCCTTTTATTCCACGAAATCCCTGTGGTCCAGGATCACCGCGATCTCCTCTATCTCCTTTTGGACCTTTTAGATGAATTTCACCAATATAAAGAGATGAATCTTTTTCTTTTATGATTCGTTTTAATTCTGAGATTATTTCTCTTTTTGCTTCGTTTGCTTCCATTTGAGCAAATCGAGCAGCAACATTTAATAACTTAGCGCGTTCTATCTGATACTTTTTACCAGAAAATTGCTCTGTTATTTCTTTACGAATATCTTCTTTTGTTGCGTTAGCAAACTTTTCTGCGATTGATAAAAGTTTTGCTTTTTCTAAATCGGTCATTGCTAGAGATCATCCTTAATAATATCCTCTTTAGAAACTCGGTCAATCGCTTTTGTCATATTTTCAATCAGCATTCTATCATCATCTGTAAGATTTATATCAAGATCCTCTCTTCGTGCTGAAGGAGTTTGCTTGATTGCTGTATTAGAAACTTTTTTTGTTTTAGGAACAGGATTTCTAATACTTGGAGTTTGTTGTTTATTTGCCGCTGGAGATCCTTGTTGATCTGTCATGTCTGGTTGTGCAAGAGCATTGGCCGTGGCAGCATTATCCATTGCGATCTTATCTTCAGATTCAATTTCTTTATTAATAGTTTTAATTTCGTCTTCGTCTTGTTTTAGAACATTCTTTCTAATCCAATCAACAGAAAAATATTTTCCTGTATAATTATCAATTTGACCAAGAATTGCGAGACGAGAATTTAATATTTCTTGTTCTTTTAATTCTGTAAAATAATTATCTCTCTTAAAATCATATTGAATATCGTTCTTATACTTCTGGAATTCTTCTTTTGACATAACTCCAGTAAGAACAAGTTGTGTCTGAAGAATATTATCAAACAACGCAGAGAATTGTGATCTAAGTCTATCAATAAATTTTGAGAATTTTACTTCGTCTCTTGTTACTTCTGACGCTTTTCCAAGACTAAATCCATTATCTGTTTCCATTCTTGTAATAGGAACATTTAATGACTTGTATAGTTTACGACGGAAATAATCAACATCTTCCATTTGACCAAGATTTTCACCACCTGGCAGTGTTGTAATTTCTGTACCACGGCCACCTTCGCGGCGTGGTAGCCAATAATCTTCAAGCATAGTCATAAATTTACGAACATCTTGAACTTCACCAGTATTTGCGTCATAGACAAGTCTATTCTTATGTCTGACCATCATATCACGGACATACTGTTCTGCTTTTTGTTTTGGAAGATTACCAACATCGATATAGAAAATACGACGCTCTGGCGCTCTTGCTAATCTGTAAATAACAACAGCGTCTTCAAGCATTCTTAACTGATTTAGAGGCTTCAATGCTTTATGAAGATGTGAAAGCACCATTCTATTTCTTGTATCCATAATTCCACTTGTAACATAGCAAATAGAATCAGGTGAAATTTTAATTCCCTGCATAGGAACAGAAGCGCCTATTCCTACGTTTGGCGCAGACGTTGCTGTACCTGTAGGAGTAAGCATTGGACTGTAAATATAATATTCCTCGTAAGCAGGAATAACAATAACGTTATTCACTGTTTTCTGTGTTTGAGGAATTGGCTGTCTGACTTTTCTAATACGCCTTGGATCAATATATCTAAGTTCTTGAATACCATTTTTTGGATTTGTAATATCAATCATAACGTGATAAAACATTCTTCCGTCTATATACCAGCGACGGAATACATCATATGCGATATTTTGAAAATCCAGAAGTTGGAGTACTTTATCGAATTCTTCTTCGATTCGTTTTTTTACTCGATCTGGTAACTTTAAATTATCAAGAACAAGACTAACACAAAGTTCATTTTGATCTGATGTAATAGCCTCATTAACAATATCGTCAATCGCAGAATCGCATTCAGGATTCATCGACATTTCACGATATCGAGTTACAAGTTCGGCTTCGTTCTTTGCTGTGCCTTCAAGATCAAGAACTGTTCCATATGCTCCACCAGGAGCAACTTCCATAGCGCCGTCAAAATTAGTTGGCGGCGCAAACGATGGAACATTTTGAGATTTCTTTATCTCGTCTTCAATACGTCCTAGACGAAATCCAAATAACTGGATTGCCATTTATATTTTCTCCAAAACTAATAATAATATAATATATAGGCAATCAAATTAGTCTGTGATTACCTTGTTATTAGCGTCTTTATCTACCATCCAGTAATCATAAGCAAACTCTACGGTAAACTCTTCAATCGTATCAGTTGTTTCCCAATTTAGATCAATTGAAGAAACGTTGACAGGAAAGAGATTAATGAAAGTATACTCACGAGTTGGAATTGCAGTTTCGCCTGTGTTAGCACCACCATCAAGAATACCAGTTTTTGCGTAATGTCTGACAGTAGCAGAAGTTCTATAAGAATCTTGACCACTTTCAGAAATTACTGTTCCGTCTCTTAGATTGTTCTGATGCGAATTAATCAATGCGCTCCACTGTTCCATGGCATTACGAACAAGGAAATCTTCGTCATTTAGAACTGTGACTGTCCAGTTTTCAAATGTTCTATTACCTGCCATCTTAATTTTACGGCCGAAATATGGAACTTCAATAACTCCTACTGTTGATGTAGGAATCTGTGCTGCTCTACACACAAAGCTAAACTGTGCTTCAGCCGCTGGCTCACCAACTCCACCAGGTAGTGTCATAAACACCTCAAAGAGCGAGGGTCTTGCACCACCTAGAGGAAGACCGCGAGAGGCGAATGTACTGACATTAAAAGACATGTTTTATTTCTCCTATCTTTCTATTATATTTATTCGCCTTTTTAGAACTTACCAACAACCTCAGTGAAGTCAACGCCAGTTCTTACTGCGATAAAGTTGAGCTGGATGAAGTTGATTGAACGAGCTGGCTTGATGTAGATATCACCAATGAACTCGTTACGATCAATGACTTCTGGTGTGTTATTTGTTTCATCGCATACTACACGGAAGTCTGTGATACCACGACGACCCTGTACGTCTCTGAGGAATGGTTCCACAAGAGCCTTGAATTGTGCGCGAGTGAATGCATCGTTGAACTCGAATAGAGTAAACTTAGCAGCAGTTGCGATAGCCTTCTCTAGTACGATAAAGAGACGACGAACGTTAATTCTATCAAATGCGGATGGTTTAGCGAGAAGAGTCTTGTCACCAAACAGAATAGTTCCTTGTCCTGGGAAAGTAGTTACAGGATTGATACCATTCTTGTATAGTTGATCTCTTTCGGCTTTACCTGGATTGAACGCAAGACGAATAACGTTCTTGATCTGGCCACGATTATAGCCAGCTGGTGACCACCATGGATCGCGCTCTGTATCTGTGCGAACCATTGTGCCAGCAGTATCACCATTGAGAGGAACATAACGGAATAGATCGTTATACTTATCATATTGATATTTCCATCCGCTATCCAGAACTGCGTATGATGTAGATGGAAGTGTCTGACGGAAGCTGACAATATCATCAACCTCAGAACCAGAATATAGACTATTACTTACAACGTCTGTCTGAAGAGGTGAAAGAACAACAACACAGTCTTTACGATATTCTGCGATGTTATTGATTAGATGAATCGCTCTTGTTGATGTTGAAGCTCCACCAAGAATTAGTGACACATCAACCTTTTCAGCATCCTTATAAAGATTGTATGCGTTGACATAATCAGTTTCTCTTGGAGTGGCACCATCGCGGCCTTTACCGAGTGTAGTATTTTTTGGTGTTGATTGAGTACCAGCACCAAAATTAAATACCGCGGTAAGTTTATTGCCTATACCTAATAGTCCTAGAGGATGTGCTGCCCACCAAATCCAATTTGAATTTCTATTAATATAATCTTTATAGTAAATATTTGTCCCGTTTTCAGAATGTGCTGTTGATGATTTTGATAGTGCAGGGAATCTCTCTATAACAGTATTTGCTGTTCCTGCGATTCCACCAACACGATCTACTACAACAACATGCATTTCATCGTTTGACGAATTATATCGCGCTGCTTCTTGTGAAGTTCCTGGAGCAGAATCAAAATAATTGTAGAATTCCCAACGACGAGTTGTTGTTACACCACCTGCTGGAGAACTATTTCCAACATACTTTGATTGAAGAACAAGAGTATTTGCGTCGGTAATAGAAGCAACCTTAACTTCAATCTTATCTGGCCCAGCGAGAAGAATATCACCAACAGTTATTTCATTAGTAAATGCTGTCGCTCCAATACCTTGGACTGTCGTTGAATTGTTTGAGAATACAAGAGTTCCGCTTAGAGTTGACTCGTAAGCATTTGCTGTTGGACAAACAGAAACCTTTAATGTATTTCCTATTGCGCCTGGATATTTCGCTACCCAACCACCAACACCAGAAATTCCCTGAGAATAATTTGCATTATAATCATCTTCGTTCTTAATGATTGTGTTAGTGCCGTTGCTTGAATTTCCGTGAGCGTTTCTTGCTACAAGCGTATCTGTGGCAAGAGTTGCTGTATTTGAACTACGAACAACACGAGAAACATATAGAGAGTTTCCGTAAGCAAGGAAGTTCGCTGCGGTAAAAAAGTCTGAAGCGGTATTAGAATTTGGCGTTCTAAAGTTGCGAACTAGAGTATCTTCGGAATCAACAAGAACACGAATGCCGACAGGACCCCAAGAAAAGTGTCCTGCGAATGCGCCAGTTGTTGTGCTAACTGCCGGAATGATTGTAGTAAGATCGATCTCACTAACATTTACGCCGGGAGAGATTTGAAATGCCATAGGACTATTCTCCTTTATTTAATATTCATTAAGCGATTTTGGCGCTTCGGGTCTTGGTATTCGCTTTTATTTATAAAAAATGCGATTTTGTCTAAAAATGTGATGATGCCCTATCGTATTGTTCTATGGATTGTGGTCCTTCTTCTTGGCCATCATCCATAAAACCGACAGGAATCATATTTTCATTGACTTCTAATTGCGCCTCATTAGCCAAATGCTTTCTAACATCGTTATTTGCCAGGTCTTTAAAGTAACTTTGATTTACAAGCCAGCCAAATAATACCAATGTCATTACCAAATCATCATGATTTCCCTCTTCAGCCTGATAAGTTCCATTCTTTTCCGAAAATGTGGAAAACTCATTAATAGTATCGTAGTCCTGGACTATAAGTCGATCATGTTCTATAAGGGTTTTTAGATTCGCGCAACCAATTCTTTTAGTCTGTTTTGTCGTTTTTACACCTAAAGCCTGTCTTTGTTGACCAAATCCTCCACCCATTCGCATATTCTTATTCTTTACAATCGTCGTAATAACGTTTTCATATTCATAATCGGCCCATAAAGATTGAACCACCTGCTGGCCAACGGAATTGATTTCTACCAGAACATAAGCATTATTATAAGATCGAGCGCATTTGTATATTATCTCAGGAAATAATAGAACAGGAATTTCATTGGATCTATATTTTGCTACTTGTTTATATGGAAGTTGTGTTACATCAATAACAGATATAGCCGAACTGTCTCCACCAACTCCTTCGGCCGTATCTGCGGTCATGATATAAGTATGATTTTTTTGTGGCAATTCATAAACGTCCAGACCAATTTGATCTTTTTGTGGATTTATAAATGCCAGACTTCTAAGTTTGACGGGATGAATAAGTGTCGCAGTAGAGCCTAGGAACTCAGTTTCAAACTCTTGTCGGAATTGTGCTTCGCTTGTATTGCGAATCGTCTGTTCTTTCCATTTTTCATCTCTACCAGGAACATCGCTCCAATGAACTTCAATAGGCACATATTCACTTCGTTTTTCAATAGCGTCGATCCATAGTTTGTAAAAATGATTTAGGCCGTTTGGAGTAGAGACAATAATAACCTGTGTAGTTTTACCAGACGAAATAGTAGGATAAACTGACGCAAAGAATTGGTCTGCGAGATTTCTTTGAACGAACGCAAATTCGTCAAGAAAGATAAGATTGTAAGAACCACCACGAATCGCACTGGATGAGGTTGCCGCGGCAACTACTTTTGATCCATTTTCAAGTTCAATGTTTCCTTTATTCCATACAACAACACCTTGTTGAATCCATTTTGGAAGATATTCATAAGCAAGTTGAAGTTTAGCGAGCAAATCTCTGGCCAGCGCGCCTTTGTTTGCCAGAATAGCAACATTTTGATTATCGTGAAACAAAATACGCCAAAGAATATATGAAATAGATGTTGTAGATTTACCAGTCTGTCGAGGCAATTTACATATTGTAAATCTATTCTCCGCGAATGTATTAAGCATTCGCGCCTGAAAGTCCCACATATTAAATGAAACAAGGCCCTGATCTACGTTTACGATCTTAACATAAGTTCTTGCGAAATATTCTGGATCTTTCGCACATTTGATATATTCTTTTACTTCATCTTCAGTAAAAGATATATTGACGCCAGCGCGTTTTAGATTAGGATTATTAAGATAAAATTCGTTACTCATTGCGTTTGTTTATTAATGCTTGAAGTTCTGACGTTGAGCCTACAAATACGGCATTAGTTACATTTTTTGCTTCTGATTTTCTATCGTCAGACTTTTGTAAATCTTTACGTTTCTTTTGAAGTTCAAGCAAATCTTTATTAGCGTCTGTTAATGTCTTTATAAGTTGTCCAACAACCTCAAATGCGCGAGGATGTTCTGATGCTTTTGCCAAATGAAGCAATTCGTCTAAAGCATGTTCTCCTTTACTTATAATACTGTGTAAATTCGTTCTTGCCAGATTAAAATCATTTTCAATATTTGGATCAATATTGATTTGATTTTCTTCTTTTGGAACAATAGAAGATGCCGCTTCTGGCAGATTTAGAGCCGCTTCCATAGCGTTTTCAAATTTCGTTTTTTCATTCATAATATAATATCCTTACTTTAACGGCTCATCATTGCCAGTTTTTGGATTATATTTCTTTCCATCTAGATAGAAGAATGTGTTTGACGCGAATCCATAATCATCTTCGGCCTTAATTTGATTATATGGAATAGATGCTGCTGAATTTGTAGTAGGCGATCCATTAGCAAGAAGACCAGGAACGACTACAATTCTTGAACTTCTGCCAGTATGTGCTGCGTCTGATAGTGTAATTCTGTTTCCTGTATTTGAAGCAACAATACCAAAATCGATCTGTGATCTCTTGATAACGCCCTGATGCCGAATTGGTCCGTATAGAAATCCTTTTAATGTAAATCCGAAAGTATATACTATTGCTCGTCTAGTATCAAAATTACCTTCGTAAGTATCCTCTATTTCTACTGAATTTAGAATAGTAGGAACATCCATAGTTATGTCAATATTATTTGCTGGAAATAATATTACGCTATTTGTCCATTCTGGTGCGAAATATGGCACAATTTGTTCCATAATCTGTGCGCCGTCGTCAGCATTGGATACCATCGCGTACAGATTGATATTAAAATCATATGGAACTGGCGTATATTGATAATATAATTTATTTTTGTCACTATAAACATTTACATTTCTAAGTGTTGATGGAAGATGCCTATTCGCATCGTAAGCAGTAGATGTAATTTCAAATGACAATCTGGGAAGAGATATTGCGACCTGCTGATTTAGATTTGGATCTTGAAGACTTCTGGCCAGCCATTTTTCTTTTGGACCATAAGCAATAGGCACAGCAAGCGATTGAATTACTACGCCAGATTGATTCAAGCGTCTTATCATAATATCATTAAACATATTACCAAATGTGATAATATATCGTCTTATTGTTTGATGATAAAAATTTGATCCAAACATTAGTATCTATCCACTTCGCTAAACGGATTACGCTCACTAAAGTCAATATAAGTAAGACTCTTTTGAGTAATATATTCGTTATTTGCTGCTATGCTAGTTGTTTCAACACGATACTCTTGAAGAATATATCCAGTTCCTTCAACATCGTCTTCTGTAATAAGAGTATCACCATTTTCCATAAGGAATTGATATTGTAATGTGTCTTCGGTATATCTGGATTCTACAGCATCTATAACCGTATTGCCAGTAGCAACCTTTTCTGAACTGAACTCCCAAAGCTCACAATCCAGATCATATGTATAAAGTTTGCCGTGCTGATAGAAGATCGCTTCGTGTTCTACGAACTTGATTTCATATATTTTATTATTTAATGGAAGAAATATAAGATCGCCTTCCATTGGCCTTGGAGTTGTAATAGAATATCCATTAGCACCACCGGCTTCCAAATTAATTGATTCTGTAGCGCCCCATGCGTTAGTGTTAGCGGATTCTATTTGATAGTTATATCCAACTTCTTCTAATAGTTTCTCTGTGGAAATTTGAGTCCATCGTTTTCGCGCCATTGTAAATGTAATAGTGTCACGAATTTCAAGATTAAACTTTGATAGAAAATCACCTTCACCTTCAAATCCTTGAACATTCTTAATGTAAACTTCCAAATCTACAGCGAGATTAAATCTTGAAAGAGGATCTTCTCCAAGAAGAAAGTCTTGATTTACGATAGTTCTTGGCAAATACTTTACATCTAGTCCATGAATTTTAATAGACTCAATAATCAAGTCTTCGGCAGTATCTTGTTCTCTACCATAAGTAAAGTATTTGAAATATTTGTTCGTTGTCACGATATTATCCAATAAAGTCCGTAACAGGAAGTCCGTAGTTATTAATAACTTCTGCGTCTAATCTATTGACTTCTTCATTTGCTTCTTCCCAAATCTTTTGTCCATTGAACGTGACTCCACCAGGAAGTTGCATTCCTTCAAATTTCTTTAGATTTTCGCCCCATTGTCTTTTTACAAGAGCGGTTGCATATTGTTTTAGCCATGGATCATCCCATACATCTGTATAAACATCAGGATCCACAACGGTGTAAGCATCTATAATAATATATTGGCCGTTTTGTATATCTGTATTCCAGTTCATATCAATATGAAGTTTATTGACATGCCTATTAAATCTGATTGGTTTCTTACCAACCAGAGTTTCTTCCAGAGTTTCAATATGACGCATCGCAACAACATATGGAGCCAAAGATGACGATGAAATGTTATACAAATCATTCAAAAACATTTGGTATCTAATGTTGAACATATTAGACACATTATAAGAATCGTTAATATTAAATACGCTTCTTACGCCTACTACGGTGTCGGGCAGAGTAATATATCTGTTATCTTTATCTGTTTGTGTGATTTTAAATAATAGAAAATTATTTTCACTTCCATCATAGTGATAGTCTCTAAATTTCAATAAAGCATCATCAATACGATCTTCTACCTGCTCATTATCAACATTTATATCAATAACAGGCGCACCAAGGCGTCTGAGAAGATAGTCTTTAAATGCTTGTCTGGAAGTTACATAAGATACGGCCATTTTTATTCCTTAGTCTGCTTTTTGTCCACGAGATGGAGTAACTTCTAAAGTAGAAGTCTCGCTTACACTGGTTTTTGAGCCATCCGCAGAATGAATTGTGGCCAGTTTCTCCTGTCCGCGTGACCATGCCGCGACA